AACTCTGTATTCTCCTTCTGTATTTATTATATATTATTAATATTTTATTTAACTACTATACTAAGAAACAGCTACAGAATGCGGGTTGTAGGCTTATTCAAAAGTACGGAGGGAGATAGTTGTCAAAGTACTACTCCCTCCGTACTTCTGTAATTTCCATGTTGCAGCGCACAATAATAAATTAATACTATGACAACAGAGTACGGAGGGAGAAACAAACTTCTGCCGTACCGGTACGGAAGCTACTGCAAATGAAATAAGTCGCAGGTTGTCTAACCGATAACTCGATAGCACGTCACTATCGCCAATAGGCAATCAATTGCGTTACACTGCGCTTATGGCAAAACTCGAACCCGTCCACGCGTCACTTGTGGCTGATCTGGTCGACCTCATCAATTCGAACCTGACCGATTTGCTCAAAGTTCGCACTGTTACGTGCGGCGACTGCCACGGGCGTGGCACCGTCGGCGGTGAGACACGTTCGGACGGCAGCATTTCTGACGATGGCACACTGGCGACGTGTGCGACGTGTGGCGGGGTTGGTGCCGTTGAGCGGTATGAGATTGATCATGCCGCACTGAAGACCTACAAATACGGGCGGTACGTAGAGGGCTTCGAAGTCAAGCAAGGTGTTGTCGTGCCTAAATTTCGATCTAAAACAAATGCGTTCAACACGTTAACTAAATTGCTCGGATTCGATAAAGCCGTGGTCGAGATTTCAAACGGGGCAACTTTGTCGCAAACCATTTCCGAAGAGCAAAAAGCGCAGTACGTCGAACAGTTGAAAGAATTGGCGACCATGGGCTTGCTGGATGGTGGCAAATGAATGCGCGTGTTGAACTCGATCCGTTGCAGTTCTTGATCCAAGAGTCGCGCACGAACTTTGCTGCGTTTGTATCGCTTCTGCATCGTCCACGTTTTAAGCATTCCGGCTTTTCGGTCGAGGTGTGCAAAGCGATTGACGCGTTTGTCGCTGACGTGATCGCAGGCAAGCGGCCCGTACTCATGCTTACCGCGCCCCCTCAGCATGGCAAAAGTTCTTTAATTTCGCGCTGCCTGCCTCCTTACCTTTTTGGAAGATTGCACGGTCACTTACCTGCAGTTCGCATTGCGGGTGCGAGTTACGCGTTAGCACTAGCCCGGCGCAACACGCGCGATGCGAGATCAATCATGGGCGAACCGATCTACCGTGAAGTGTTTCCTGCTGCATCATTAATCGGGTTTAAAGGTGTTGACAATTCAGACGGGTTTGACGTGCCTAACGGGGGTTTGCGGGGTGTTGGCGTGGGCGGCTCCCTTACCGGCTTCAGTATTGACGTGGGGATCGTTGACGATGCCACACGCGATGCACAAGCAGCATTGTCGCCAGTCGTACAAGACGGGTTAGAAGCTTGGTACGAATCGGTTTTGATGACACGCTTACAGGCCCGGTCAGGCACGGTCATTATCGGTACGCCATGGTCGGCTAATGACTTGCTAGCCCGTGTGCGGCGCAAGATGGATACTGATCAGCGATTCACGTTATTGTCGTTTCCTGCGCTCAACAAACCTACAGAGATCGGTTACAACCCGGATTTACCGGAGGGCGCGCTTGTGCCGTACTTGCACGACGAGACCAAGCTATTAGAAATGAAAAAACACATGTCGGAATTTTGGTGGTCGGCCATGTTTCAGCAAGTGCCGCTGTCGGAATTCGGGGCAATTTTCAAGAAGCAGTACTTACAATACTACCGGCGCGCTGATTTGCCCACTAATTTCCAGCGGCTAGTTATCAGCGTCGATGCAACGTTCAAAGACGGGCAGGCAAGCGATTACGTCTGTGCGGGCGTGTGGGGCTTCACACATGCCGACCAGCGCGCTTGGCTCTTGGATTTCAGACGGGCTAAACTCGCTTTCATGGCAACGGCACAAGCTATTACCGACCTAAAGCAGAAGCACCCCCGCGTATCGCGTATTTACATCGAAGACGCGGCTAATGGTGCGGCGTTGATCGACATGTTGCGCAAACACTTTGCAGGGCTTGAAGGCGTGCCACCTCTGGGCAGCAAAGAAGCCCGCGCCGCAGCCGTGTCGTGGGCGTGGGAAAATGGGCAAGTTATGCTCCCCCATCCAGACGAAGTGCCGGGCATTACGCCACTCGTTGCGGAAATTACGACTTTCCCCGACACGACGACAGGCCACGACGACGCAGTAGACATGATGACCATTGCCTTGCATCAGTTAATGCTACGTTCGCCGATAGCGAGTATGATTACAAAAGATATTCTTAATCGAGTGTAACTATGTCACGACGCAAACACGCAACGAAACGCATTGCAAAAACTGCACCGCGCCCAGCTGAACCGGTTGTGGCCGACGACAAATACGCACGCCGTGCAGCGATGCGCGCCGCAGTTGACGCGTTGGGCGAACCGACTAGCCCGTCGCTGCAATCCGCGCAACGCTACGAAACGAACAACGCGCACTATTCGAACAACGAGCGCAAAGCCGCAGAACATGCGATGGACTTTAATGGCGCAGCCGCTAACGCGCTGACGTTTGTATCGCGCACAGGCTTTCCGGGTTTCCCTACGTTGGCGCTGCTGTCTCAGTTGCCAGAATATCGCACCATGCACGAAACGTTAGCCGATGAATGCGTGCGCAAGTGGGGATACGTCAAAGCAGCAGACGACACCGATCCCGCGTTGCTGGAACAAATTGAGTCAGAACTGAAACGCATTAACTTACGGGAAGTGGTGCGCCAGTTGGTCGTTCATGATCAATCTTTCGGGGGTGGACACGTCTATTTCAAACTGAAGAACGACGAGCAATTCCGGGATACGCCACTCGTATTGCGCCCTTATACGGTCAAGAAAGGCTCTTTTGAGGGTCTGCGCGTGGTGGAACCGTATTGGGTGACGCCGAACTACTACAATTCGATCGACCCTACCGCAGCGGATTTTTACAAGCCTTCGTCGTGGTGGATGCTCGGCACGGAAGTACACGCGACCCGGCTAGAAACGATCGTCAGCCGCCCTGTACCAGACATGCTCAAACCCACGTATTCATTCCGTGGCATTTCAATGACGCAGCTTGCCGCCGAATATGTCGATAACTGGCTGCGCACTCGGCAATCCGTGAGCGATACCGTCAAGCAATTCTCTATTACGGGGGTGCGCACGGACATGCAGCAGATGCTGCAACCCGGCGGCGCGATGGATTTAGCTGCACGCGCAGACTTGTTCAACCGCGCGCGCGACAATCGCAACATCGCGTTTCTCGACATGGCAACAGAAGAGTTCTTCCAACTCAACACGCCGTTGTCAGGACTGGACGCACTGCAAGCCCAGTCACAGGAGCAAATGGCGGCAGTGTCGCACACGCCGTTAGTGAAGCTACTAGGGGTTACACCTACCGGGTTAAACGCTTCTAGCGATGGTGAAGTTCGCGTCTGGTACGATCACGTAGCAGGTTACCAAGCAAACACGCTGACCGCGTTAATGCAAACCGTTTTGCGTATTGTTCAACTGTCTCTATTTGGCAACATTGACGAATCTATTTTCTTTGAGTGGGAACAACTGCACGAACTGACCGAGTTGGAAGATGCCGAGCGCCAAAAACACGAAGCAGAAACCGATGCAATCTATATCGAGCAGCAAGTCATTACTCCGCAGCAAGTAGCCGAGCGTCTCGACAACGATCTGGGCAGCATGTACTCCGGGACATTGGTGGCCGACACGCTGGAAGAAACCCCGGACGACGACATACAAGGCATCACTGAACATATCCTGAAAATCGGCAACGAACAGCCGGGGCAAGAAACGAGCGCACCCGCTGCGACTGGTGGCGAAGGTTACACGGCAAATGGCGGTCCAGTCGACCCCGCCGAAGTGGACCCCGACTCTTTAGCACAGTTGACGGAAATGGGGCAGGCTGTGATGGAAAATCAGGTTGACAAGCAATCGTCGCAATAATGGAACTGCGCGCACCCGGCAAGCGGGACATCAAACTTCCCGCAGTAGAAACTAACTTTCAAGTCGAGTTGTTCTACAAGCAGGCATTGAGCAAAGCGGTAGCTAACATGACCGCTTCTTATGAGTATTGGCTCGCCATGCGGTTCAAGAAAGCTAAAGACGCGAACGTAGAAGCCGGGCTGCTACCCGACATTGCACAAGATGCCGACACGCCACGCAAAGCCACGCGCAAGCTCTTTGGCGAGATTGGCCGACTGCATGATTACTGGCAAAACTACTTTGACGACTTTGCCAACAAGTTAGCTAAACAGATGGCGGGTAAGTGGCACGACAGCAATTCCCGTTCGTGGCGCGGCAAGTTGGGCAACGCTGGGTTTGACATCAAGATGCAAGTCACTCCTGCGCAAAAACTGATCCTTGATATCAAGATCAAGGAAAACGTCGCGCTGATTAAGTCGATCCAGCAAGACTATCACAAGAACATCGAAGGGATCGTGACGCGTAATTTCCTCGCCGGGCGGGACTTGTCCACCATGGCGGACGCGATCAAAAAAACCGGGGGCGTATCAACACGCCGCGCCGCGCTAATTGCGCGTGACCAGTCGAACAAAGCTACGGCGCAGCTCAACAGTTCTCGCCAACGCGAGATTGGCGTAACGTGGGCCATGTGGCAGCATTCCAGCGCAGGCAAAGAGCCGCGTCCTGAGCACGTGCGCGCGGGGCGTGAGCACTGGTTTTACCGCATTGACCGGGGTATCGATTTTGGGGACTCGTTTGGTGAAGTTTTACCCGGCGAAGCAATTAATTGCCGCTGCACAGGTCGAAGTGTGATACCTGCATTGAACCGTTTACCTGCCGGGTTTGACGAGTCGAAGCTAGTTGAAGTGCCGGGTTTCCCCGGCGCTTACAAAATGCCATAAGCTACACTCGCTCAACCAGTTCACAAACCCGGCGCAGTTCGCGTTCCTGCGCAGTTCGCGCCGCAGCCCACGCATCGTCCGCAGCATCCCACGCAGCAGCATTTGCAGTCCCCGCAACATCCGCAGCAGCCCACGCAGCAACATTTGCAGCCTCAGCAGCAGCCCACGCAGCCTCCGCACCATCACCATTTGCAAAGCGTTCAGCGACGTCAAGCGCGTCAAGGCTGCGTTGATCTGTCATCAAATGCTGCACCTGCCTAGCGCACCAGACCGCATAGAGCCTAATCTCGCGTTCATGACCTTCTACAGCACGCAAACACCACAACGCATCCTCTAAACCGTTGCTATCCAAAATCTGAATGATGGAAACGGGTTCGTCATCGGCTTTCGTTTTACCTAGTGTGCGCAATAGCTTTTCCCAGCCATCAGCGCAAGGGCCGTGCTCTCTTATTTTGTTTAATGTGGTTTTCATTTGTTTAGCTCCTGTTTAATCTTGCTCTTTGCTGCCAACAATCTACGGCATCGTTCACGGTTTGTTTCGGTAGCGTAGATACCCCGCAACGCAAACAAGCAATATAAAACCAGTATGCGTTAGCGGTAATCTTCGTTTGCAGCTCAGCGCGTCCCTCGCAAAAAGGGCAAAGTTTAAAATTTGTGTTCATTTTACTTTCCACACTTTCCAGCCTTCGCGCATATGCTTGTTAGCTTGCCGATTATCTAAATTTGCTCCTGTAACCCATTCGCCGTCTTTATAGCCGCACCAAACAATGCGATACGGAAAATACTGTTTCAATCGAGCTAATTCGGTTTCTATATTATTTGGCATTTCAAGCATTTCATTTCTCCGTTTCGTTTGTCGATGTAGGTATATTAAGCTAACGTAAGGGCAAAGTAAAGACCTTTTCGTAAATCAACGGAAATAGGTAATGCCATTGTCGCACGTCCACCCATTTTGGCTAGGGGTTAAACCCGTGACGATTGCTACACTTCCGTTTGTGCCCACACCCACAGCGGTAAAAGCTTGGCTTTCTTTAACTGTGGTAATTTTGCAGTTGTGCTCAACTTTAAATGTTTGCCATGTTTGCTCTTCCGCAGCCGCTGCCCGCCAGACTACGCAAAATAGCGCCGCGAATAGCAATGTGATTAGCGTGCCGCCCAGTAGTTGTCCCATGTTTAGCTCCTGTTGTGTTTGTCGATGTAGGTATATTAAGCTAACGTAAGGGCAAAGTAAAGCCCTTTTCGCAAATTAGGCGATTTAATTTAACTATCGCGTTGCACACTTCGATTGCACAAGCCCAAACAACGCGTTACACTCTGACAAACCTTTACCCTTTGCGACCATGCCCCACGTTATTTTAGCGTTTGACCGTCAGACAGCGCGATCTTTCGACGCAGACGGACGCATGCGCGTAAAGGATTGCATCCTTTCTACCGCAGAGATTAACCCGTACTACGGCAAGGAAATACCCGGCTACGAGTCGCTGGGCTTGAAACCTGAGACTGTGTACGAATTGTACCGCGACCCGGCAGAGTTAAAACGCGCGGCCGACACGTTCAACGGTTTGCCGCTGATGATCAAGCATGTGCCGCAAACTGCTGCCGACCCACGCAAAGAGTACATCGGCGGTTCTGTCCACTCAGTGCGGTTTGACGGGAAACACTTACGCGGCGATTTGTTGGTCATGGATGGGCATGCAATCGACTTGATCCAGTCTGAACAGTTGTCCGACCTGTCCTGTGGTTACCGTTACAAACCCGATATGGTATCCGGTAGCGCAGACGGTAAAAAATATGATGGCGTGATGACCGGCATCGAGGGTAATCACGTTGCATTAGTGGACGACGGACGCGCTAGTAACGCGCACGTCGCGGACGCGGCACTACAACCCCCGCAAATTTCAACCAAAGGAGCAATTGATATGGCTTTTCCTAACGAAAATGGCGCGCCGGGTGCAGGTGCTGGCGCACAACCCGGTTCGCCAGAAGGTGAACAAAACGAGCAAATGAACATGCAGGCTATCGGGCAAGCGTTGAAGCAAATTGCTACCCTCTTGCAAGATATTCATGGCAAGGTTGGCGCAAGCGCGCCACAAGTTGACACCGCAGGCGCTGACAACGTGGGCATGTCCGAGGGCGAAAACGAACCGCGTGCAGGCATGGACGAAGCCGAAGAAATGGAACGCGAGGGCGAAGCTAAAGATGAAGAGCTTTCACTCGAACCCGCCACCAAAGAGATTAAGCTCAACGGCGGCGCGGAAGATGAATCCGTTGACACTGACGAAGGCGAAAAAGCATATCTGGATACCAAAGAGCAAGAAGGCACTCCAAACCGTGGCAACAAGACACAGTTTTCGCAAACCGGCGCGATGGATGCTAAGTCGGTGCGCAATGTAGTAGCTAACGCTGTGAAGGCCGAACGCGAACGCGCTCACGCCGCAGCGGAAGCCAAACGCGATGTCATGCACGTACTGGGCGATATCGCCATGGACGACGCCAGCGACATTTACCGCGAAGCATTGATCCAGTCCGGTATCGATGTGGCCGGTGTGCCTAAGTCCGGCATGCGCGCCATCTGGCAAGGTGTTGCGCAAGCTCGCGCACAAGTTGCAGGTGCTGCCCCACGTGCGCTAGCGCAAGGTATGGCGATGGACAGCGCGAGCAAGAACGCTACATCAGCGGTACTTTCCGCACTGGCTGCAAAAATCTCCGTCAAGGGCTAAACCCCGAGCGGATCAAACCCTGACGATTTAAGGAGAATTAACCATGTTTCAAAATCAAGTGTACATCCAGCCAGCGCAAGCCGTACCGGGCGATTTCGCGTCTAGCAACCCGATGATTTACAAACTGTCTGGCACTGGCCGCATGGTGGCAGATAGCTCGGGCGTGACCGTCGGACGTTTTGCGGCGCTGAACTCCACCGGTACCGTGACCAGCATCTTCTCGTCGGCACCCGACGCGTCGCGTATCGGCTTTGTGCATCGTGAGTTCAACGCACAGATTACGACCTTCTTGGCTGAAGCAGGTTACACCATCCAACCAGGCGAACCTGTCGCACTGTTCGGCAAGGGCGACTTCTGGACCAATACCGACGTGATTAACGGTACGCCAGTGCGCGGCGCTCAGGTATGGTGGGACATGACGACCGGTAATACCATTTTCGGCGCACCAAGTTCGCCACCTGCGACAACTGTCAACACTGGCTACATTCTGATTTCAGAATCGGCCACCGTTGGCGCAGTGGTAGTTATCAGCAACACCGGCGCGTAAGCCTCGGCCACATAACGCAATCTTAGGAGATTATCAAATGCGTGACTCGCAACTTATTGCACAAATGGCCCGCGCTGGCGTCGTGCTCCCTTCCACTGTGCAGAACATCAGCACCCCGGTAGGCGAGTACGCGCTGGATGCGGCGAGCTTAACTCCGACGCTGGTTGGTACCCAGAATGCCGGTATCCCTTCGTACCTGACGACTTATGTCGATCCGAAGGTTATCAAAACAATCGTCGCACCAATGGCGGCAGCTACGCTGGTGGGCGAATCGAAGAAGGGCGACTGGACTACGCTGGTTGCCGCCTTCATTCAAGCCGAGCCTTTGACCGAAGTCGCCACTTACGGCGATTATTCGGCAGATGGTTCTAGCAACACTAACATTAACTACCCGCAACGCCAGTCCTACTTCTTCCAGACGTGGACACGTTGGGGTGAGCGCGAGTTGGAAATGGCAGGTGCCGGACGTGTTGATCTGGCTTCGCAACTGAACCTTTCCTCCGCGTTGGGGTTGGCTAAGTTCCTGAACAACTCGTATCTGTACGGCATTTCGGGCTTGCAAAACTACGGGCTGACTAACGATCCGCGCCTGTCGGCACCTGTTACCGCTTCGGCAAACTGGGCGACTGCCACTCCTGATGCGATTTACAATTCCATCATTACGGACTTGTGGAAGCCAATGCAAACGCAATCGCAAGGTGTTATCCGTCAAACCGATGAACTGCGTTTGGGCCTGCCACCTAGTGCTGTCGCGGATATCAATCGTGTCAACTCCTATGGTCTCGCAGCGGCAAAGCTGCTCAAAGATGCGTGGCCTAAACTGGAGCTGGTTGAAGTGCCGGAATACGACACCGCATCCGGCCGACTGTTGCAGTTGTGGGCAGTCAAGGTTGAAGGTCAAGAAGTTGCAACTTGCGCTTTCACCGAGAAGATGCGCGCTCACGCTGTCGAGCGTTACTCTTCGTACTTCCGTCAAAAGAAGTCGGCAGGCACTTGGGGCGCTGTGGTCTTCCGTCCGTTCGCAGTTACGCAAGGTATTGGTTACTGATCGTATTGCAGACTTGCCCAGATGAGCGGGCATGTTCTCCGCGAAAGCCCGGTTCGCCGGGCTTTTGTTTACCTTACGTTCGCTTTAGCTTAGAATGAGGATTCGCGCTCTGTGCGAGCCGACCCGTTAGCCTATCCACCACCGGAGCAAACCATGACTGACCAAACGAACGAACAAGCAGTTGTCGAGCAAACCCCAAACGCGTCCAGCGATGCCTCCAGTGCCGTTGTGACATCAGCCGAACCTTCTTCAGTGGCTACTGCCTCCGATGCATCAAACTCCGCGCCCGTTACGGGCACCGTAGCTGACACTGCAACTACTGACGAAGCCGACGTGCCTGAAAGCGAATCGTTGCTTGAAAGTATTGAGCATGTCGTGGAAGAAGGCATTGAGGCACTTAAGAAACTTGTCGAGTAATATCGACCAAGCCGAGCAACTAACAAGGAGTTACATTTATGGCGACTAAGTCCAAATCAAGCGGTTTCGTTACCGTCGCATGCAAGCTGCCACAAGGCTTGAACATCAGCGTGCCAGATACTGATATCAAGCTTAAACTGCATGGCACACATTCCCCTTATGCTGTCGCAGGCCACGGTTTGACTGAAGTCAAAGCGGACGTATGGGACGCAGTGGAAGCGCATTATAAAGATGTACCCGGCGCTAAATGGCTCGGTTCATCCGTGTTTGTATCTTCTAAGCGTGAAGATGCGGTAGACGAGGCGACCGAGAAAGCCGACGAGAATTACGGGTTTGACCCTATCGACCCTACTGTCCCCGGTTCAGTAAATAAGGGCATCGCAGTTGCGGATTAATCCGGTAACATAGAGCTTTACGAAAGGGGTTCATCATGGCGGTTATCGTTTTCAGTCCGACGGATTTTGTAGCTTGCTACCCGGAATTTGCAAACGCGACCGATACGCGATTGACTGATATTTTTAACTTGGTGCAGTACACCATGATTGACAATACAGACAATTCGCCAGTGATGGACCCCAACTTTCGCACGCAGTTGATCTATATGGCAATGGGCCATTTGCTGTTGATCTACGGCCTCGCGCCTGCGCAGCGCAGCGACGGCACGATAGACAACACGCCACCGGGGCGCATTTCCAGCGCGACTGAAGGCACGATCACTACAGCATTCCAGATGGAAGTCACCAACGCGAACGGTAGCGCGGCGTGGTGGAATCAAACCAAGTATGGCGCAATGTACTGGATGGCAACGGCGCGCTTCCGCTCTTTCCGGTATTTCCCGTCCGGCGTGTCTGGCATTGGGCAAGCCGTGGCGTATGGACAACCTCCATTCTTTGTGCCGGGTGGTGTATGAGTGTCACGCGTCGGGGGCTAGATCATTCCCGCTTTCGCAAATACACAGCGGTATCTGTGAAAGCAGGTGTGTTGGAAAGTGCGACCTACCCCGCCGATACGTTGACCAACGCCGCGACCGGTGAACAAGTACCCGACCCGCGAGCAGGTATGAAAGTTGCTACTATTGCACGTGCATTGCATTATGGTGTTGGGCAAAATCATCCCCGGCCGTTTCTGGCGCAGGCGGTTATACAGCATAAAAAAGAATGGGTGACTGGGTTTGTCAAGCTAGCAGTCGCAGGCGTTACGCCGCTAAACGCTGCGCAGCAAATCGGGCAAGTCATGAAAGAAGATATTCAGCAGTCTATTCAGCAATGGCCTGCGGACAACTCGGCATCATGGGCAAAGTTCAAAGGATTTTCACACGGCTTAGTGTTGACGGGCCACCTGACGAATTCGATTGAGTTCGAGGCGAACAAAAAATGACGTTCAACATTCGAAGCGCTGTGCGTGGCGCAGTGCAACAACTCAACGAAGACACCCCCGGCACAGTCTATGTGTCTACCGGGCGCACCAACACGGGCGGTATTCTTACGCCGACTTATGCAAGCGTTGCTGCCTATTTGCAAGTACAAGCACAGGATCACGATTCGATTCAGCACAATCGCGGACTCGAATATAGCGGTTCGTACTATACCGTCTACGCGTATGGCGACTTCTCGGAGATCGAGCGACCGGACGGTAAGGGCGGCGACGTGGTGAACATGAACAACAGGTACTATTACATTTCGCAGGTCTTTGAATGGTGGCCCGATTGGTGCTCGTTTGAAGTGACGCGCCAACTAAACGCGACCGATCTCGCCGCGCTCTTAACCGCGTTGCGCAATGGAGCAAACCCATGAGTACAGTCACTTTATCCCCTAGCGAAGATCAAGTGTTTGCTGCCGTGTATGCGGCAATTGTTCAACTGTTTGACACGTCTATTCAGCCCAACATCTTCAAGGGCTTCCAGAACATGACTTCGACCCCGCTTGCGTCCTACGTCGTCATATCGCCGAGCACGAAGGAACGGCAGAACCAAGGTGCGCGCAGCTATGACGCGACGAACGGGTTTCTGAATGAAGAGCGCAGCACGACCTATTCTTACCAGATAGATTGCTACGGCCCGGCAGGCCCCGATTACGCAGATATTATCTCTATCGCTTGGCGCTCGGCATGGCTGGCGAACTATGCAGAAGACAACGCGCTACCGTTTCAAGTGTTGTATGCCGACGAACCGCAGCAATTAAACATTGCTAATGCGGAAAACCAGTACGAACAGCGGTTCATGCTGAAAATATATTTGCAAGTGAATCAGGTCGTGTCATTACCGCAACAGTTCTTTGCGACCGCTCCGACGACAACTGTTGAAGTTCCTGCTGACGCTGACCCGTTATAGATTCGTTTGCACGGGGTCGTTGCAAGATGCTAGAATCGGTGCGTTGATAGGGCTTTTCTATCGTGTCAGCCCGCACGATCAATTTTAAGGACGCATCAGCATGTCAACTATCCCAATTTCCCAGATTGTAACAATGCAACCGGGCGTTGTCAGTGGTGGCGGTGCGGCCTCCCTACTGACCGGCCTTGTATTGACGCAAGACGCTTCTGTACCACCCGGCCAGTTCCTTGATTTTTACGACGCTACTGACGTGTCAAACTGGTTCGGTGCAAGTTCCAACGCAGCAACGCTGGCCAACGCCTACTTCCCCGGCACGATCAACGGCGGCCAACTGCCTTATGATCTGAAGTTTGCTTTCTACGCGACGGCTGCGCAACCCGCTGGCGTGTTTGGCGCGCAACTCGGCACCATGACGCTAGCACAGTTGCAAGCATTGAGTGGCACACTGATCGTGACCACTGCGGCCCTGCACACGTCGAGCTCGATTAACTTATCGAGTGCTACCAGCTTCGCTAACGCTGCGTCGATCATGACGGCGGCATTCACGTCACCAGATTTTGCCATCACCTACGATGCGCAACGGGGGCGTTTTCTGCTGATGACGGCACTGACTGGCGCCACTGCTGCGTGCTCCCCCATCACTGGCACACTCGCAACTGGTGTGGGTTTGTCTGCAACCGCTGGCGCGTACAATCAAGCCGCAGGTATTGCAGCAGATACGTCGGAGGCGACCGCGCTCGATCGCATCATTAACCAGACAACCAACTGGGCAACATTCACCACTGACTACGCTATAGCAACTGTAGCGGAGCGTATGTCAATTGCGCAATGGAATAGTGGACAAAACTATCAATACCTGTACGTAAGCTGGGACTTGGACGCAATCGACGCCCAAACCGGTAACACCAGCAATTTCGGGTACGAAGTGTTTGCACAGCCCTATCAAGGCACGCTACCCGTTTATGGCACCATCGGCGCTGCGGGTGCAGCAATGGCGTGGGCAGCGTCAATTAACTTCAACGTGTCAAACGGGCGCACCACGTTAGCATTCCAGCAATCTTCGGCGGGTGTGTCTGCTAGCGTGTCCGACTTGGCGACGGCTAACGCGTTGCTGTCGAACAACTATACGTACATCGGCAACTACGCTAACGCGGCAAACACTTGGACGATTTTCTACAACGGCAAAGTGTCGGGTGAGTTCTTGTGGGCCGATACCTACGTCAATCAAATCTGGCTGAATCGTTCGCTGCAACAGGCGTTTTTTGAGGCGATGCTAGCCTACAACTCGTTACCGTACAATCAAGACGGTTACACCAATCTGTACCGCGCAGGCGTGGACGTGATTAACTCTGGCGTCACTGCGGGCGTGATTCGTGCAGGCGTTACTTTGTCGAACTCGCAGCAGCAGCTGATTAATACGCAAGCCGGGCGCACTATCTCGGACGTGGTGCAAACTCGTGGTTGGTATCTGTTGATCGGCGATCCGTCCAATCCTGCGCAAAGTCGGCAGACTCGCACGACGCCAGTAGCACAGCTTTGGTACGCAGACGGTGGCAGTGTGCAGCAGCTAACTGTACAATCGCGTGCGGTGATTTAATGAAAGATTGCCGACGCTGCGGCGTTTCAAAAACTCTTGCCGAATTTCCTGCATTAAACAAAGGGAAAGATGGTAAGGGTTTGTATTGTCGCGCTTGCGAGCAGCAGCGTTCTGCCGCGTACCGCACAAAACACGCAGACCGAATCGAAGCGACACGCAAAGCGTCACTAGCAAAAACACGTGATACCCGCAACGCGGCGCGTCGTGCGAAACGCGCAGCAAATCCCGAGGCGACTCGTGCGCAACGCAAGCTAGATTACGCTAAGTACAAAGACCGTGAACTTACTTCAATGCGCAAATGGAAAATTGCAAATCTATCTCAAATGCGCGAGCAACGAAACGCCAAATATTGGGCTGATCCCGATGCTGCGCGTCGTTTGCAAAATACGTACCGCAAACAAAATGTGGCGAAAGCGCGCTTATGGCGGATGAATCGTGTAGCCGCTACACTGCGGGCAACTCCCACATGGGTTGACGTGTCTGTAACGCGTCTTGCGTATGAAGCTGCGGACATGCTGATGCAGTTGCTGGGGGAGTGGTATGAGGTCGATCATATAGTGCCGTTACGGGGCGCTATCGGACGCGTACCTAGCGTTTGTGGTTTGCACGTTGCGAACAATTTGCAAGTTTTGCCGCGTTCGCTGAACCGCCGTAAGTCTAACCAACACTGGCCCGATATGCCAGTCATTTAATTTAAGGAGTACATCAAATGTCTGGAACCCTCACCGTCGCAAATTCCGTAATCTCCGCAACCGTCGAAGCTCTTTACACGTCTGCGACTCAACTCACTGGCTACTCGGCAGATGACGCGTTTGACTTCGACGCGGTAGAGAACGGCGAATACCAAATGGGCATCGATGGCACGCTGTCTGCGGGTTTCGTTTATAACGAGATTCCGTTCACAGTGACATTCAATGCCGATAGCCCCTCTGTTCAAATCTTCGAAAACATTTGGAGCTACGAACAGTCGAACCGTACCAAACTGGCGCACAACTGGACTATCACGTTGCCAAATTTGAGCCGCCGTTATGACCTCAAAAATGGCTTCATGAAAAGCTACAAAGCACCAAGCGGCAAGAAAGTATTGCAGCCTGCCGTGGTGCAGCTCGTGTTTGCCCGTATCGAACCTTCTTCGACTTAATGGGAGCGTAGCATGCCACTCGTCAAAGGTGAAAGCGACAAGTCCCGTTCAGAGAACATCAAGCGGGAAATTGAAGCGGGGAAACCTGCAAAGCAAGCCGAAGCGATTGCGTACAGCGTGCAGCGCAAAGCGGGTGGCAAAGATCGTGCGTATGATGCCGAAGCGAGTTTTGCCGCGTTGCATAAGTACGCAGAAGACTGCATGAATTACGACAAACGCAAACGCTGATATATTGCTAAAGCCAGTAACCTCGTCGCCGATACGTTACGCGTATTGCCGTCACGGTAGAAAGCCAGCCCAAACGGGCTGGCTTTTCTTTTCGTGCATCGCGTTGTAGCGCGTAGATCATGCCGGGTTCACAGTAGCCCAGTATTCCAGTGCCGCGCTATGCAATGCGCGCTGTGCGTCGTCAAACCCAACTGGCGAAGATGTTAGCTCAACTAATGCTCCCGCTGCCGCGTAGGCTGCCATGCCGTGCGCCTGAATGAATGCGCGGCATTGATCCAGGTGCTTTGCGGCGTCGACTACACCCAATTTAGCGGCCAGCTGCGCAATCCACGCCTTCGCTTTGTCGGTTAGCGTTTCGGTTGGCACTGCGTTAAGCTCAACTGGTAGCGTGGACACGACTTCGGTTAGCGTTTCGACTGGTGTTGCGTTAAGCTCGACTGGCGGCGCGGACACGACTTCGGGTACGACGGTTTCGGCTGGCACGGGCGGCGTAAACGGCCATTCCGCAGGCGGGGTTGCTGCTTTCTCCGCTTCGATTTCGGCTTTCGTGCGGCGCTTGCGCTTAGCACCTTCTGGTGCGGTAGTTGCTGTTTCGCTCGGTTCTGCTGACGGGGCGACCTGTTGTGTCACCTCACCGTCGCAACCGGCAAAAAACTCCCCCGGCGGCGTAGGGCCGGACAACAATTGCTGCAACGCGTACTTAGGCTGTTTAAACCGTGCCCAGTCTAAAAACGCGTCGAGTTCGTCCAGCGTGTCAAATGATAGGTGCATGTGTATTTCTCCTGTGTGGTTGTGTTGTTACGCCGCTGCTGCGCGTTCTTTTGCGGCTTGCACTGCGCGCAGCTCGCGCTGAGTTTCAAGCAACGCCCAGCGCACGCCAAGCGCCGCCTCGTTCGCTTTGATGTGCGCGCCAGCGGCTTGCAAGCGTTCGATAGAAATTGAGTTCGTGTTGCGCATGGTGTAAATAGCGCGTATGGACGTGTTGAACAATGTGGCCGACTCTTTGATACCGATAACATCGGTCAATTCGCGCACGTTGAGTTTTTCCAACGGCTTGCTCAAAAAACATACTTTGGTCATGGTGTAATTCTCCTAAGTTTGACTATACGCAAAGTGTAGCTAAATTTCTGCGTACGGTCAACTTAATGTTAAGCCTTGTTCTCTTGATTTAACAACTCGGCGGCACGCATCGCAACTCGCTGCGTCGGGTATTGGCGTATGCCATCTTGTTTGCGGTACAACTCCACACCACCTTGAGCATCGGTGCGCATAACAACCCACGCGTCATTCAACGCGGTAGGCGCGGCTGCCCACTCCCCCCACTCCGGGGTTGAAGCTTGCGCGGCTTTGTTCGCTTCGTTGAGTTCGTTTGCTTTATCGCGGGCTTCAGTGGCGTACCTATAAAGCACGTACCCCGCGCCCTCTTCGTAAGCTTGATAGTTACCATTTTCGTCGTATCTGCGCACAGCATGCTCACCAATAGCTACAGGCCAAACCGCCCAAGGTCCCCACTCCGGATCATCGTCTTGTGACAGCGCAGGTTGTTCTAGCGGCGCTGTGTTGCTTTCTTGCTGGTTCAGTTCTTTTGCGCGCTGTTGGGCATCTCGCCACAAGCGCCAAGTGCGAATCTTTGAGTTCTCGTCACAATCGTATTGGCGAACCCGCGTATTGCCGTTGTGTCTGCGGTTTACTACAAACCCGTCTACACCTTGCATTGTATCTGCGTACCACATACTAACCAGCAGCCGCTCGCCGCCCGGCGCGTATTCCGGTTCGGGCGCAATCCCGATAGGTGCAACTGGTGCTGTCAAACGATCCTCTACTAACTTGGCGTAGCCTGCGATGTCGTGCCAGTTATCGGCGTAGGTCGGATCGCCCGACAAGATGCGCGATGCTTTGTCACAGATAACATCAAGCGCTTGCTGCATGTCATGATCAAGCCGCACCCAACTGTCGGAACTGCGCAACACGCCTTTCAGACTTTGCGCAGTAGCTGCATTTTCGGCAAACGTCCCGTAGCGTTGGCCACGTTGCTTAAGTGTTTCGTTGATATCGGTCATTTATTCCTCACTGTTTAGGTTTGTGTAAGTCTATTGTAACGTACTTTACGGGTTTGTCAATCTTTTCGCCATTGGTCGTTAGTATAGCCTTCAGCGTTTAGCGGCAGTCCGGGAGCCCATGACGGGGCTATGCGCATGCGGTCTTTCAGTTGTTCGAGTCGCAGCGCGGCACGTTCTTTCGGCACTTCCATCACAATCTGGTCGTAGACGTGGTGTACGATGCGTTCGGCTTGTTCAACGTCCAGCATGATCTCCCAAAAGAAGTCACGCGCAAGCCCTTGTGTCATGTTGTTCGACAGGATTTTACGATCCAGGGTCTCTACATAACCCTCGGGTTTGTCGTATATCGCAACCGGCGCAGACGCACCGGGATCAAGGTGCAGCCGGGCGTTGTGGTAGCTGATTGCGCGGCCTGACGGGAGGCGCATACGCAGCGCCGAATCATCACGCACAAACACCACTTTCGCGCAGAACCCCCTACCAATGGGCATCTCTACCTCGCGCCCCGGTTGGTCAAGGGCTATCAATGCACAATATTCCAGCACCGACCACCAGCGTTCAAGCATAGGGTGGCCTGCCCGGTATTTATAGACGATATCGTCTACCTGTTCAGAGGGCAAATGCACGCCGTAGTTGCCTGCCATACTGACAAACGCGCCCGCGCCGCCGCCGTATTGCAAGGCTAATCGAACCACCTTGCCAATCTGCCGTTGATCCTTACTCACTTCTTCGTAAGCAATGTCGAATATGCTACTCGCTTCGACTTTGTAACCGTCAATGTTGCGTTCAAACTCGGTCAGCATATCTTCATCGTTAGCAATCCACGGGCCTAACCGTGCTTCAATACCCGACAAGTCAGCGTCCACAAGCGTATGGCCCGGCCATGTGGCGCGGAAAAGGGGGCGCTGTGCATCTGCTAGCGCGGCCAGCATCGGGCCATGCTCCGGTGCAGACAGGTACGCAACATCTTTGCGTTTGATAGCGTCAATGAATGCTTCGCACTGTTCCGCGGACTTGCCCGGCCTAGGGCGCGCAATGTTGAGTAGTTGCACGCCACCGGCACCGCGTGCGGTCGAACGGCCCGACAACGCGCCGTAGGGAATCGTTGAATGTCGTATCCGCCCACCAACATGCGCGCGCACGATCGCTGCGGATTTCTTAGGGGCGCGGGAAGCGTCAAGGCGCAGCGCTAACACTTCACGTAAGTCGGTAGGCAGGTCGTCGCGCTTGGTCAGCGTCTTGATAGCCTCTTTGCTCGCATCGTCCATGTCGACGTCGTAATTCGTCGCAAACTCTTTAATCTTCGCAATCTCAGTTACCGCTAACACGCCACCTTTGGTCAACACTGTGATCTGATAGTCGAGCTGCGCCTCTGCGAGTGTCTTCAATTCTTCCATACACCGGGCGGCCTCTACATCAGCGCCAAACCCGCGAGCGTTGATTTTCATATCAAGCTCAAAGAATGCCTGTTCACGCGCAGGCACGGGCTGCGTAGCACGGGCTAAACCGATCATGGCGTCAGTGTCAGTCACTGCATACTGATACATCCGGGCAAACTCGGCGGGGTGGGTTTGTGGAGTCCAATCCGGGTGCTTGGCAATTTCTTTCATCACTTTGCCCCCCTCCACATCCTTGCGGATCGGCAAACCCATTGCATCGCATGCCCCCTCCAACGAACCGGGCAAACCGTTGTAGCGCGCACGAAACGCAGTGCAACGAACTTGTTCGATCTTGATCTGGGGTACGTCCTGATAGTACGCGCTAAGTACGGTATTCCAAATGTGAAAGTCAAACGGCGCATTGTGCGCCCAGAATTCGCCACCGAACTTGATATGCGCAACCACATCAGCAGGTAACGGTTGACCGAATTCCCACAGCGCGGTTTGCGTCATGTTTGACAAGCGGTACGTAAAACACGTCGGGCGCGTAGTGGGATCGTTTAGATAGCGATCTAGCCCCTCGGAGGGTAGATCGCACAGACTGGTTGTCTCAAAGTCCAGCCACAAAGCGCGGTCAAATTCGTTCATTGCTTAACCTTGAACAAGAATGCAATAAACCCATACGACATAAACAACAATCCCGCCCCTGCGCAAGATAGCAAAGCAAGCAGCAGATAGGACGGGACAATGCCCGCTAACATAAGCGCAGCGGTACCGCAGCCGAAGCAAGCAACGGCGAGCACGAGCCGCACGGCGACTAATAAACAATTTGCAAACATGACATTCTCCTATTTGTAATCGGGATCATAACGGAAAGATACTAATTGTTCATCACGAACAAAACGTATCTCAGTTAAAAAGATACGTCCATCTTCGTATTTTGTCAAGGTAATGTCAGTAGGTTTAGGGAGCATGTCCCGCGTCAGCAACACGCGGTAAGCCTCACTCGGCAGGCGTTGCCCGGTAGCTGCCTCATAATATTTACGTGCTTGCGCAAAGAATTTGTTATCGGCCGTGGTGCGGTCAAAATCGAGTTGTAGCCGGTACGCGCCGTAGTCGGTCTCGAATGTAAAGTTAAGCACGCTGTTTCCTGCGGGTTCGATCTGCATTGCATATACTTCTAGTGTACGCGTCTCTTTGCACACCTCGTCACGCAGCACCACGTTATCCTCATCATGGATGTCATAGCTGTCAGCGTCACCCATGCCACGAGGCCCACGCTCCCCGCGCTGGCACAAACCTAGAAAGCCTTGGCGGGGCCTTCCGCACTGACGGCACGTTAAATGCTCCGCGTCGTTGAGATAGCCGCAGCCTTCTGCGCCCTCGTCCAGCAAACCCAGCAAGACGCGCATATCAGGCTGTTCGGCGGGTGAGTTGACGGGAAAGCGCAGCGAGGAACGTTCCCGCGCTACGGTAGTGATAACGCCGCCAAGCTCGTCACGCCTTGGCGGTGTTTGTATCGTCTGGTCGGTGCATTCCCACAAGCCCACGCGAGAATCACCGCTTGTCACGTCTTTGTTAATCGGCCCGTGGCGCACAAAGTTGCCGCCAGCGTCGAGCACGAGACAATTATCTTTGCCCGGATAAGGGCGAAACCCGCGCCCGACAATTTGCCGCCACAGCACGAGGGATCGCGTTGGCCGGTAGCAGACGATGCAATCCACGAATTTAGCGTTAAAGCCCGTCGTCAGCATGGCCACACTGACTATATGCCGGTGCTTCTTCTTGAGGTATTCGTCGATACCGACGACGCGTTCATTCTTTTCCAGTTCGCCGTGGATAATGACCGACGACTCCCCCGCTTCGCACAGCGCATTATGAATCATGCGCGCATGTTCGATATTGACCGCAAAGTGCATAAAATGCTTACGATCGGGCGCGTTGTCCAACGCTACCGCGACGCATTCCCGCGTTATCTCCATCGCGACGCGTGCTAATTCTGCTTCGTCAAAGTCGCCGCCCTTGGTCTTAACGTTGCTCGTATCGATCTGCGGGAAACGAATGGACGGTGCGACGATAGGGGATATGTAACCCTCGCGTACTAGACGATTGAAGTTGCGCCCGGAAGTTAAGTCGTACACCACGGACGAGAACAACCCGCACTGCGTCAGTGGTACGACTTTCAAACCCTTCATGACAAAGGGAGTAGCAGTCAGTCCGATAAAGCGCACGTTGGGGCGCAACACGCGCAGCCCGTCCACAATCGCCTTTGCGGTTTTCAAGTCGATATTAAACGTGTGCGCTTCGTCAATGAGCACATAATCAACCGGCCCAAAACGTTTTACCTGCCGCGACACAGATTGCGGCGAGCCGATGATGATCTGCGACATCCGATCTTTCATGTTCAGACCGGCGCAGTACACACCAAGCCGCGCAGTCAGTGCGGGCGCGATGAAACCCACTGCTTCGTCAACGTTCTGCTTCACCAATTCCATCGATGGCGCAAGCGACAAAATACGGGCGTTTGGGGTAATTTGTAACAGTCGCTCAATTAGCATCGCGTTAATTAACGCCTTGCCGCCCCCCGTCACGATAGCCGCTACCGGGTGTACATTGTCTGCAATGCGCATTGACTCGATAACAGCGTCTACCGCCTCCGCTTGATACCAGCGAGGTTCTAGTGTAGCCATAATGTAAGTTAAATCTGAGTGGGAATATAAGTTATTGTAACAGATTTGTCGATCATGGTCAGCTATTTCGGTAGGTAAGGTGCAGTGTCAGGATTCAATTCGAACACTTCGCGAATAACGTCTATCGGGTAGGCGCGCTCAGTCGCCCATGGTTTGTCTGGTGTCGGGCGCTCTGTCCACGCGCCTTGTCGCACGCGACAAACGAACGAGCAATCTTTACCGAGTCTGGACAGTAGCTTGACAGGCACCGGCTGCGGGCAGGTCAGGAACCTGCTAGCCTCTTCGACGGTGTAGTTTTCATCGGGTTTGCCATTGATGTCGATTCGAAGATTAAATAAGTGCTGGATTGGGTTAGCCATGCTTGACCTCATCCAGCAACGCGATTAGCGCATCGGCGCATTCTGCGGCGGCTTCGGCATAATCAACCGGCGTACCCGTCGGAGGACCCGCCAGTAAACCTTGTAAAGCCGCTGTTGCTATACGTTCGCGCCGTTCGCGTATTTTGTCATCTAGTTGCTGTGCGAACTTGCTGCCAGCGATGCGGCGCACGCGGGTAAGGTAGTCGTAATCAGCTTCGGCATACTCACGTGTAAGCGACGCGCCGTACATTGAACGTATCGCAACGTCGAGTTGTGCGCCGCCCAACGTGTCAAGATAAGCATCAGATAATTTAGTCATTTCCGTAACTCCGAGTTTGCCGGTTCATTCTGGTTTCTTTGCGAGACCGCGCCAGCCCTGCACAGTGCCGTCGTAGCATTGCCTGCTCCGGTCTTTCCGAAACATGTAACAAAAGTCTATGGTAGGCATAGTCAGACCCCAATAAAGACCGCTCCAATACGCGTATGCTAAGACATTCCCTTCCACTCGATATACGCCTACGTGGACGGGCGCGACTGACATGGGAAATATTGGTGTTAGTTTCATTTCCGTAACTCCGAGTTAAAGGGATTGTTAAGTGGAAGTGTAACCACTTTGTCGGAAATGTCAATAAATGTTTCTGGTGCGTTGTAGTAGCGCATGCCCATTCCATCCTTGCCAACTGTCCACCCGCGAGCAATTAACCACTGCGATATTTCCTTTGCAGCGAATCTTCGGCCAGTGACCAAGGTGTCGAGTGCTAAGCGCAGCGCTGACGATTGGACGCGGCGTTTCTCATTGAGCGCAATCTGTTGGCGCAGGATGCCCGGTAGCAGGTCGTCCAAATCAGACAACGGGATACCGTCGCCACGTAACATAGCATCATTGTTGTATTCAAACACGGCGCGGGATGCTGCATTAGCGATGGCATAGTATTTGCTTTCATCTTCGCAGAAGCATCTCTTTGCCTCAGCCAATATCTGCCGCGCTTCAACCGACCAATTGTCAGACAGACTGCCGCGTGCGAACACCGGATAGAAACGCCGGTTGCCAGTTTCGTCCCGATTCGTTTCGTACTTGTTTGCTGTGCCAAACGGCACAAAGCGGCGCGGGTGCGCTTCTTCGTGCTTCTCGTAGGGTTTGCGGTACACGTCATTATCATCTGTCACCCAGCGCTTGATTTCGTCTGCGTCGCGCTTGTTCAGCCCGGACATTTCCGCGAGTTCGCAAATAACAGATCGCGCTGCTGCCATGGACATGCGCCGGTCTTCTGAGAACGCAACAGATGCGGGTGAAGGCGCTCCTAACGCTTTAGCTATCTCCCCTACGAAACGACTTTTACCAATACCTTGCCGACCTATCAATACAGGGACGACCGGGGCCGTAATGCCGGGTTTGAGCTGGCGCATGATGATTGCCGCAAAAAACGCTTTAGAAACGATTGGAAGTGCTGGGGCGGGTTCCGCATCAAACGCGTCAATAAAAACGCTCTGAAGGCGCTCTACGCCATCCCAAACGGGTAAATTCAACACAGCGTCTTTCCACGGATCGCGCCGGTTCATATCTGCAAGGGCTTCTATTGCTCTTTCGACAATACCCGGCGTGACGTTGGCGCAGCCGATACGTGATAAGGCTTCGACTAGCCTGCCCACGGTCGGCACGTCTTGCGTGTCGGCCATGGTGGTGCAAACGTCAAAAACAGGAAGTGCATCAATTTCGCGCAGCAGCAGTTCCAGACCGTGCATGACGTTCACGAAGGGCGCGGCTTTCTTCGTGGGTTCGGGGTACTCAACCAAGCCGCATAGTTTCTCCGCGGCTAAGTCCAGTGGGCTAGCAAGGTCGGCAGCAGACGCATTGGTAAATGCAAAGAACTCCTGCAACTTGTGGGACCACACGCCGGGCGTGTCGCCCATACGCACAATCTCGGCTTTTGTGGTCAACTTGTCCGACATGTCAGGACGCCATGTATCGAACGGGTCAGCGCAATGCTTGCCCAGTGCGTCAGCAAGGTTTGAGAGCACTTGTTCAACCGTCACAAACCCGACGCCTGCAACGTACAGGGTCCACGATTTCGGGAGTGCCTTGTCACCTAGCGCACGCGTAGCGAGCAGCCCGTACCGCTCGCCTTGTTGCGGGTCTAAGCCTGCGGCTATCGCATTTTGTTTTTGATAGTCAATAGCTATCGTCTTGGCTTCCCTGCGTCGCGCATTCTTTGCGTTGCGCACGGCGGTAGCGAAACGGCGCTCTTCGATTTCACGAACAGCGGGTAGCAACTGCGCGTCAAGCATCCCTTCAGCGGTGCGGTATTTAGTCGGTGCGCCGAGTACTTGCGGGGGGCGCTCCACAAAACGTTGCTCAAAGGGAACCTCGCGGATCACGTCACCGACCAAGACCGGGTTTGCTTCGAACATCAAGCGCGAAGGCTGGTAGACCAGTGAATCGGACAATTGCCGGGTAAGTAGCGCGCCTGACTTTGAAATTTTGATATGCCCCCGTCCCGCAGCCCATTGCTCGATCTGCATACGCTTCGCTAGCGCGGGGATATCCGTACCCCGCGTGACGGCAACGTAGACGTGTACGCCGCGTAACCCCCGCCCGGCTACGAACGACGACGACGAAGGGCGCGCAACCCGGTGAACGTGCGCGAGCCATGGTGAACATGCTTCCAGTGCGTCTAGCACGGCCTCGGGCGATTGAAAGCCATCCCCTTCCACGTCTACGTCAATCGGGAACAATGCAGGGCCATAAGGAAACACAAACCCCTCATTGGTGCGCGCTACTGCGTCGTGTCGGAAATCTGCCCCGGCGCGGGTGGTTAGGAGCGTGTCGCCTACAGCAGGGATACCGCACGTAATCGCTTGGTTCGACGTGAGCAAATCCAGTAACAGCCGCAATGCCGACAAGTTGGGCAGCGTCACAATACGCGCCGTGCCTTCTGTCATGTGCGCAATGGCCGTGCTTTCTACTGCGTCAGCGTCGTTTCGTTTGAATGTCTTAGTGAGTTCGCAATTCGTCGCAGTGATCTGCGCGAACTGGATGTTGGTTATCTGCATGTGTTTTCCTGATTATTCGAATTTGAACCAGCTAGTGTCATGTTGTGTCTTTCTTAAGGAAAAGTAAAATTTGAAAAAACTATCAACTGACCGTGATCGATAGCTATTCGATACATTGCCGTAAAGAAAGGTACGGAGGGACGGAGTACGGAGGAAGGTTTTTGAGACCCTGTATACTTTGCGAAAGTAGTAATAAGTACCCTACTTATTACTACTTTCTTCATCCAGTGCTTATATAGTAACTCTGTATTCTCCTTCTGTATTTATTATATATTATTAATATTTTATTTAACTACTATACTAAGAAACAGCTACAGAATGCGGGTTGTAGGCTTATTCAAAAGTACGGAGGGAGATAGTTGTCAAAATACTACTCCCTCCGTACTTCTGTAAAATCCATGTTGCAGCGCACAATAAATAATTAACACTCTGACAACAGAGTACGGAGGGAGAAACCCTCTCCTGCCGTGCCGGTACGGAAGCTACTGCAAATGAAATAAGTCCAAACTTTACTATTCCTTTAGATTGTACTAAGATGAGCGCACCTACAACACAAAGGAGCAAACATGTCTATTCCAGTAGCCGTGCATTCGAAGTTGTCATTCTCATCACGCAGGCGTTGGCGTAATTGCCCGGAAAGCGTACAAATGTCGGTCGGTTTTTCAGATGTATCAGGCACTGCCGCGCTAGAAGGTACGATTGCGCATACCGTTGCCGAATTTTATGTGCGCCAAAAGTTTAGTTTGGAGGGTGCCGCAAGTGGGGAAGCGCCGCTGCAAGCGCCGCCTGTCGACTTAGACCTGAAGGGTAAATCCGTCGAGGATTGGAACGCAGAACTACGCAAACACGGCAAGGCTTATGCCGAGTTTATCCAGTCGTTGATCCCCGCAGGCTATCAAGGGTTTGTCACGATTGAAAAGAAAGTAGCCATCCCGTCAATTTCGGATCAGTTGTTCGGTACGGCCGATTGCATCGTCTGGGTGCCTGCGCATCATTTACTGATCGTCGTTGATTACAAATACGGGTTTGAAGATGTAGCTTGCGGCGACGCGGAAGACACAAACCCGCAACTTGCAGCTTATCTTGTCGCCGCTGCCGAAACGTTCGAACTCGACCCTGTACGCATGATGGTTGCAGTATTTCAGCCGCGTCGCGTCATCGGCATGGCCGGGCAAGCGCTGGAACTCCCCGCCGATTGGCTGCAACGCGAGCGCTTGCTACTAGCGCAAGAAGTGCAGCACACGCAATTACCCGGTGAACCCGTTGCAGGTGAACATTGCCGTTACTGTCGCGCAAAAGCGGCTTGTCCACGCACCCACGAAGCCGTCGCAGGTGCCCTGAATAATTACGCGGGACTGCGCAGCCTACACGATATGACCGACGATGAAGTTGTGCAGTTGTGGGCGGCGCGCACCGCATTTAAATCGTTTTGGGAAGACGTCGGACAGCGCATCGAGAACTTAGCCAAAACGGGCCACCCTGCGATTCAAATTACGACCAAGCCGGGGCGGCGCATGTGGCGGGATGAAAAAGAAGTCGCGCTTACTTTGCTCGCTTACGGTATGCATGACTTGCTAGAACCTAAAGCATTGTCTGAAGTGTACGACCGCCTGCCCGCAGGATTGCGCGACACGTTGATCAAACGCTCGGCAGATCAAAAGTCCGTGAAATTGGTTGCGCCCGGTGCGCCTTCTGAAGTTGCAAAATTGTTTAAACAGTACTCAAATATTATTGACCAAAGTGTAAAACTTGATTAATATTGAACTATCCGTAACGACGGATTTATTGAAGTGTTTATTAACTTAATCTAAAGGTTTTCTCATGTCTATCACTGATCACGTTGCTATTTTGGCTAACTCCGCTTTGGCTACTCCGTTGCCAAACAAACTGAAAGACGGCCACCCGCTCGAACATTTTGCCTTGTTAGCCTTTGCCCCCGATGCACAATCTGATTTGCTCGCGATGATCACCGAACGTGCTACTGCATCGTTTGGTGCGCTACACCCGGATATCAGCTTGTCAGTAGAAACAAACACATCCCGCAAGAAACCATTGCCCGGCATTCCTAGCGACTGGCTCGTCGTGCGGGGCGTGTCACGTTTTGCCCCAGAAATTTACGGCGCAGACGGCCTGCAAATTGCCATCACACCTGAAAGCGCAAATGCGATTCGCCAAATGTTCTATGCAGGTCGTCGTGTGCGCGTCACACTGGCGGCGTGGGCTTGGTCGCACCCGTCCGGCAAGCGCGGCATTTCATTTAACCTGAATGGCATCATGGACGCAGGCCCCGGGGAACGTTTGCCAATTGGTAACAACTCTGGTGCTGCGTTTGCAGGCCACGCACAGCAAGGGCAGGCAGCGCCGCAGCAACCCGCAGCTGCTAGCCCGTTCGGTACGCAGCAAGCCGCACCGCAACAGGTAGCGGCTAATCCGTTTGGCGGCGCACAACAGGCAGCAGCTAACCCTTTTGCGCAAGCGGCCAACGCGCCGCAATCAGCAAACCCGTTCGCCAAGTAGTCCAGTACATTCATCCGGACGACATACCGTAACAACAACCCGCTTCGGCGGGTTGTTGCGTTTGTGCGACGTGTATATTTATTTACGAAAAGGGCTTTACTTTGCCCTTACGTTAGCTTAATATACCTACATCGACAAACGAAACGGAGACTGAGATGAAACAACGTATGTATCATGTAGTTGCGATCAACGAAAAGTCGGGGAAGAAGGTCGTTGTTACTGGATACCCAATGACACACCAAGAATGCTGCATTCTCCTATCTAAGCTCACTCCCCACCCCGCACGTCGCTTGCAGCTTGAGGAAGTTTAATCAACCGGGGCTTCGGCCCCTAACCGCGCAACTAGATAGATGGAGATGGAAATGAACGCAAATATAAAACTTCCTTTAATTGGGATGAAAAATGGTGTTTATCCTGAAAGTGAATGGTATGCAAGCACAGAAGAGTCTTGTGCCTATTCTGAAAGTGCGCCAATTGTTGATTCATCTGGTGAAACGGTTTTGTTAGTTGTGAATGCTGGTGATTTTTATCCTAGTGATTCAAAAGAGATTGCTGCAAGAGTGGAATTTGTTTTGCGTGCCTGCAACAGCCACGATGCGCTGGTGAAGGCGTTGGAAGAAATACGCGACATGGAAAACGAGCGCAACGAGTGGGACGGCGTTGAACGAGTCATGCCAGCAATGCGTGATATTGCTCGTGCTGCCCTTGCCGCTGCAACTGCCTAACCCTACCTGATAGATGGAGCGCGAGATGAAAAGAAAAATGGCTTGCAGAAATCAGAATCAAAGATTGGTGCGCGCCTTTACCAGATGGCGGAAGAGTGTTTGATTATGAAGAGGTGTACGCATTGGAACGCGAACTGCGCCGGGTTTGTGAACTGGTTGAACAGGAGCTGAACAAATGAACACGACTACGCTAACGCTGCCATTCCCTCCCTCACTGAACCGGCTTTATCGGGCAGTGTATGGTCGGGTGTTACTGTCCAATGCGGCTAGGGCGTGGTGTATCGCGGCAAAAAACAAGCTGCCATCTGGCAAGGTCGAGCCATTAACCGGAAGGTTGGACGTTATGATTGAATTGCTGCCGCCGAAGCGCCTGCAAGGCAAAGCGTGGGACATCGCGAACAGAGAGAAAGTGTTGTGTGATTTGCTGACCGAACAGCGTATCTGGTTAGATGACTCACAAATTGACCGCATCTTGATCATTAGAGGCGCGCCAGTAAACGAAGGTGCGGCAGTTGTTCACATAAGGGAGTTGTAAGATGGATACGTTTTGGCAAATATTTGGTGCGTTTGTTACGACCTTCGTAATGGGCGTCGTCATCGGTGGGTGGTTGTTCATCTTCGACGTGTTGCCAAAGGTGACAAGCTGGATTAAATCACTGGCACGCTGCAATAGCCGCAAGTAGCTGCCCTTCGTAAGTGATTCGTTGTTCCAGTTCGGCCAGCACCGCCCGGCCTTTTGTGTACACATCTGCGCTGGGTTGTATCGCATCAAGCGCCCATTGCGGAATCGGTACGGGTTCTATCTTGCAAGCAACTGCAACGGGGACTTTTACCTCGACCGGGTCGTGGACGATAGTGGGCTGCGCAACACAACCAGTCAGAGCTAACACCATCAGCGCATGATAGATTTTACCTATCATTTGCGCACCTTGATAGTTTCGTTAATCAAGTCATCCAACGACGCGCACGCGTTGCCGGGTTTGCTCGGCGTTTTAGCTAATGTGCGTTGCGCTGTCGTGTAGCCCTTCTGCGCGGCGATTTGTGCCTGTGCTTGCGCTTGTGCTACCTGCTTTGTCTTGGCAGCATCAGCGGCTTTCAGCGCGTCTATGGAGGCGTTCTGCTTGGCTATCGTGGCGCTAAATGCGTCGTTTGCATCTTTTAACGCGTTGGCCGAAGCTACGGCGCGTTCTGCGCGCCTGTTTGCCGTGTCTAGTTCATGTTCTAGGCTTGACACCTCAATAGCATGCGCAGCGTACAAACCCGCACAAATTGTCACAAACGCAGCAGCGCCAATGATCTTTAATTTTGTGCCGACTGCAAGCCCGGCAAAACTAGTTAGGATAGACATTATTCACCTCGACATGCGGCACGTTCTGCGCGCCGCCGTTTCATTAACCCGCTACAGTTACTTTCCGCAACGGAACAATCGCGGCGCGGGTTCCCCGTGTATTTATAGCGCAGATATTGGTCACATGCTTCTGGAAATTGTTTGTTGCCGTACATGACACGCAAGGTTGAGTTCTTGTACGTTTGTACGCCTAAGTTATAAGCGAAATCCACAGCGGCAATCTTTTGCCCGTCCGTCAGCGTGTCGAAATCCAATGTAGAGTTGCGCACCGCAACAGCGTAGTCTGCAAGACGGTCGGAGAGCAATTGCTTGCACTCGTCCAGCGTGTAGCGCCGCATTGGTACTTCAGTATCGCCATAGCAAACAGTTTGCACGTTTGCACCTAGCTTGTCGTTGTACGGTTTAAGCGAAACGCCTTCATTTGAGCCAGTCAGCGCAACAGCTAACACCGCAGCAGCGGGCCCGATCACTGCGGCCAGTTTAGCTTTGTCAGCTAGTGCCATGAGTATTCTCGTTGACAGTCACAGTCACAGTAACTGGGGCGTCTTGTGCAGTAGTAGCGCTTGGTGGTAAGGCATTACGGATGTCGCGGTTGGTTCGCCAAGGTTTATACAGGCGATCCCGGATCAACACAAAGAGCTGTACCAGCGTGTAGACGATTGTTAGAATTAACACCCAATCGCTCAAAGGAACGCCGAGAAAGTGCGTTACGCCTGCCACGGCTGCGGGAGTTGCAACGCGTGCGGCCTGTTCGCCAACATCCTGCGCAGTACTCATATCAGCCCCTTTATCGTAGAAAAAATGCATGTTTGCCGCTCCTGTCGTTGCTGGATGGCCCTAGGTTAGCAGGTCTGCGCCTCGCTGGCTCAATTGTAACACCTTGTTACTATCAGGGAAAACCTGAGTACACATACCGCTGAGTATGGTTGTTTTATGTTGTTTTTGCAATATATCTGTGGCAATGGCTACAACAGTAAGCAGCCGCGAAACGAGACGTTCACAGCGGGTACGTAGGCCAAGCCACGGAAGCAGGGAAGCCGCTTTGCGCAGGTACGTTGCGCAGTGATGTTCGATAGGCTTGCAAGCTTGTGTATTGCGCCGCCGTGAGCGTCGTCTCATCGGATTCGTCCAGTTGATCGCGGTGCCGCTGCACTAACCAGTCGGTATCCGCGACTAACGCATCGCGTTGCTCTCGTACATCTTGCGCACTAGGCGTCGTCGCAGCGGGGGCGGCGAAACTGACACCATCGTACAGGTAGCCAACTTGCACTGTATCTGCGCAAGACACCCACGTTAACGCGGGGTTGAATGGAGGGAACGGGTCAGCGCTGAGTATTTCCGCTACGACGCCATTATCAATGCGAGCTTTTGTTACCATGATTTACCTCTATGCATATTCGTAGACAATAACAAACCCAGAACCACCAACCCCTCCGACCCCCGCCGTTGACGCAATACTAACCGCACCGCTTCCACCGCTGCCTGAATTGTTAGCACCTGCTGCGCCTGCGCTCGTCGTAGAAGCGAGCCCGATGCCACCCCCACCCAGAGACGTGCATCCGCCTGCGCCAGACATCGTGCCGCCGGCGGAAGCATACACGGTCAAGAATCCGGGTTGACCGTACAGATTAAGATCGCCGCCAACGCCGACCGAGCTAGCACCACCTGAGTACGCCGCACTTGTTGCAGTCGAACCCGCGCCGCCGCCCCCACCCGGTGCAGAAGAGTGCGAACCGAACGATGAAGTGCCACCTGTGCCTCCCGCACCGCCTGTGTTGGCACCAGCGGTGCCACCTGCGCCAATCGTAATAGTTTCGGAAGTCAGCAAACTAGCAGAAAGCAGTTTTTGCCGCGAGTAACTGCCCGACGCGCCACCACCACCCCCGCCGTTAATAGCTGCCACACCTCCACCACCTCCACCACCACCCCACACTTCGGTAATCACATAAGAAGGGTTGTTAGTAGCTTTAGTGTAGGACGGGTTTGCAACGGTCTGCGTGCCAGATTGCGAACCCGTTGTATTGATCGCAGTGCCGCCCGGTGTTGTAGAAATGTTCGAGGTCGTACCAGACGGGCTTAGTACGTAATAAGTCGTACCCGCCGTAATGCCCGTTGGGAGTGCGCCCGTGGTCGAAAAGACAATAGGTGCGTTTGCACGGGGCAGCGCCGATGAAGACGAGTAAGTTATCACACCCGGTGAAGCAATACTAATCGTGACCGTTTGCGCGACGACCGAATAATAGATAGTGTTGATAAGTCGCCCGCTTTGGCTACCAACACCCGTCGCAGGGTTCAACATAACCATTGCGCCGGTGGTGGGGTTGTACGCAAACGTGCAAGGATAACCCGCTGCGGGGATGTCGCCCGCCGCCAGTGCGGCGTTGTTGCCCTTTGTGACGTTGTACGTAACTGCGGAAGCACTGCCCAGCGTCAACGCAAGCGTGACTGTCGTGCTTGTATTTGCCGCAGTTGCGACGACTGTAAATTCCTGCCCACTCGCAATTGTGTTAGGGCTAAATGGCAGTGAAGCCGTCAGCGCGTTAGCAGTGCCTCCTGCTGTAGCAGTCCACAACGCACCGCTCGTGACTTGTTGCGCTTGCGGATATTGTGTCGGTGTTGTGGCGGGTGCGGTAGACTTCGCATCTTGCACGATGTTGGTTCCATCGCCGCGCACTGATTGCACACCTGCTTGCAAGTACACACCTGTACCCGTCGCAGTGTTGAGCAACAGTGTGAACGTCACCATCGCGGTGTTGTTAATGATGGTCCACTCGTACACCCACGCAGGGAGTGTTACGGTCGTGTTAGCACTTAACGTACCAGTCAGGATCAGTATCTTCTTCGCAGCCTGCACAGGGCGCACGGTGATCGCTGTTGACGACACGGAGATACTTGCCGCGCCATAGGTGTAGCCCGGCGTCCAGTTCGCTGCGGTGCCGTCAGTCGCATCTGGGTTTGTGACGTTGTTGTCTACCGTGTTTAACCAATCGCCGGTATTGTCTAGGCGTAACAACTTCGCGCCGTTAGCATACCCGCCGATATACGAACTTGCGGCAAACGTTGCGTCGTACTGATAGAAGTTTCCGCCCATGACCCACCACGCAATCGAAGCGATCTGATTGATTGCGCCGTTAAAGTCTTCCAGTTGTGGCGGTACACCGCCCGACTCTGGCGGTTGCCCGGTCAGCGGAGGAAAGCCTAGCGACTGACTAGCGCGGGTGGCGTCCGTAGTTGTAACCGGGACGTTGACTTTCGAACTATCGTTCTGCGCGAACGGTACGTAAATTTTACTCGGCGCGTTTGATTGTTGCATAGCAAGCCCTTAAGCTGTCGGGTTGTTATAAAACGGCCCTTGATTAAAGCCGGTGATGAAATTCGGGTTAGCGCCACCATTCGCCCCCGCAAAGCCGAACGGTGAATAAGTGTACTGCTGATAGATATATTTTACTGCCATTCCGGCAGGGATAGGAAACAAACCCGATTCGATGATCGTGCGTTCGACGTTCGTTGGCGTAAACTCGAAGTGGTATCCTATTTGCATCGGCAGCGCAAGGTCATAGCCGACATAGCACTTGCCCCGAGTTCCGAACATGGCGCGCATTAACGCGTTGATACTTGGAACGTCGCAAGAGGCGATATTCGAAGCAGCTTTGACAAGCAGCACCTGCCGGTAATAACTATCGAGCAAGGCGTAAGCGACTGTGCCGCCTGCTGCGCCATTATAGAATGGGGCTTGGTTAAATGGTTGCCAGTTTGTACCAACTGCTGCGTTAATGTTAAACCCGAAGTTGTCCCCCGGTACTTGCACTACTTGCACGTAGCGCGATTGACCGAGAATGCGACCCCATATGTCAAGACCAAACCCTTGCGCCGTAGTGATGTCCCACACGTTAGATAGAAATTGCTCAGTGAACAAGCTAAGATCGACCCATTGGTCGAAACTATCGAGAAGCTGCAACAACGTTGTGGAGTTACTGTATTGCTTCTGTACAGTCTGCCCGAGATAGTCGCTCATGGCTTACACCGTAATGGCGTTGACAGTGATATTCAGCGCGGGGCAAACGGGTTGCTGGTCAATTCCCATTGTCACAGATGCCCCGCTTGTCGGGCTCGCAGAGAAGCCGATGAAAATCGATACCGGGGTGATATTGCCGATAGCTTGTATTGGGGCAGCGTACTCGGCTGCGATGATTTGCCCCCCAATGCGCGCACGTGACACGTTGATGGACCCATCTGCCGCAGAGTAGCCATTGATGAATGCAGATGCAACGGCCTGTTGCACCTGCGTAATGTAGTTGCTCGGCAATGTTGTCAAGTTAGCTACATTAACCGTGATGTATACCTGCGTGGCTGGAGGTACAACGTAGCGCACAACATAAGTAGGGTAGGGCGCGACGTAATTGACTGTATCCTGAATGGTTACGCTAGTGGTGCCTTGTGACGACATACCGCAGCCCGCATCCAGCTTACTGTGAATCGCCGCGGCCACCGCAACAGTAGTGCCGCCAGACGCGGCTACCATGATCGAATTGGCCGGTATAGGGTAATTAGTCGTGCCGTAAGTAATTGCAGACGTGCTGCCATTGTTGTACACATACACGTCGCTGACGTTCGCCACTGCCGCAACAGCGGCGCGCACGGATTCTGCTGAACCAGTGCCCCCAATTTGCACGCTCTCTTGTCGCCGCGTTTCGAACGCTGCCCGGCCTTCTACGTCTTGACCGGGTGTGCTGCTAACGCTGTTAGACACGCCTTCCCAGCCTGCCGAGCGCTGATAAATAGTCAGGTCGTTGATGCCTGCTACCGGCGCACTGCCCGAAGTAGTCGCTTGAAACGTCACCGTAGCGGTGCCTGCCGATCCAAACACGACAGATGTCGTAGAGGCCCATATTGTGCCGTCTGACGATTTAACTTGCGCGCCCGCTGCGAGCGGTTGACCGACAACGCCGGTTACAGTGGCAGGTACGGTGGCGTAAGTCGCTCCGTTGCGCTTAAGAAGATAGATACGGCCTAGCGCATCCTGAAATGCCCCCGATGTGGTCAACGGGTCCACGTTAGCAATTAATTGCGCTAACGCTGCCTGAAAGTCGGCCACCATGTACGATTGCGAAGAGGAAAGCTGGCCCTGTGGTGTAGCGAGTGCGGAAGACAACGTCTTACCCGTCGCAGCCCAAGCAGCGACATAGTCGGCCAGAATGCCTGTCAGGATAGCCTGTTCGCTATACGTGAGCAGTCCGGCGCTAGTGAAGGTCGGTAAAGGTACGTTTGTTGTAGCCATGCCGGTGAGTGTAGCAGAAACCGCAACGGGTGCGCAAAGTCAATTGTCAGGGCAGACAGTCTGTTTCATGTCGTACAAGTCGATCTTGATTTGCACATACTTAGCGAAGCCATCCGCGATGCTGGGCTGACCGTAAAACAACAACATGCCCAGCAGCACGACAATAAGCGCTTTGTACATTATTTAAGCTCCTTGTATCTGCCGGTAATCCCATGCGCTGCCTCGATAGCGCGGAATAGATCAGCGAAACTAGACCCTAGCGTTTGGTCCCACGTTGCGTAAATGCTTGCAATCTGCGCCTCGCTCAACGGCTCCCGCTTCACGCTGGCAATGGCCTGCTCTGCGTAGGCGCGCATTTGATCTGCAGTAAAAACAAACTCTGGAACGCAATCAACTGCTTGATCTATTGCCATTTGAAATGCGAACTCGGCGCAACCATATTTGTCTTCAATTCCACGGGAATAAATTTCGCTGACGAGGCCTGAATTTTCTAGCTGAGGCCAATTTATTTCTATTGCCTCTGGCAATTCCGGTAACTTGCTCATGCTGACTCCTTTGCTGCGATAGCTGCGTCAATTGCTTCGCGTGCGGTCTTGTGCTCGTCAATCTGTACCCATACGTCCCAGCCGCCGCTATCGTTCAGGCAAGGATATTCAAGCCAGTAAAGTGTTGGATACTCGGCTTCATCTGGGTCGTAATCGTTACGTACAGATGCTTGCTTCTCGATCAAGAAATTCAGACGCTCGCTGTCCTTCGCATCTGCGGATGGCGGGGCGTTGTTTTCGGTCATTTCTGCATACCAAACGTTGTTACCGAACTCGCCAGTCAATCGAGCGAAGATTCTATGGCCAGCATCATCGTCGCCTGTGCTGACATCGACGCTGATTTGCTGCCCCTCTGGAGGCGCTACCGGCTCCGCACTTACAGACGCTGGTGGGGCGGTGTAGAGCGGCACCGGGTCTGCATCATAAGCAAGTGCCTGAGCGAAGCGCTCTGTATAGGCAGGGTGTTTCAGTCCATCTTTCGGTTTGTAGCGCCACGCTACCGGCTCCGCACTCCCCATAGCTGCGCGCTCAATAAACAGCATCAATGCCTCGGCCAGCGCTCCGGCACCGAGAGAATGATTGCCATCTACGCGCCTGATTTCCTGCGCCAGCGCATCAGCGTCTAGCGTGATCGCTGGCGTAGCTGCGCGCTTGGCGAGCAGATAACCTTGAAACACGTTTTCAGTGTCACGGTTTTTGTATGCCCCATAGCCACTATACTGCTCAAAGTTTGCGTTTTTATTCTGGACTAGCGCTTCGAACTCGCGGCGCTCTTGTTCAATGTTCAGTTCTTTCACGATTTCACCTCTTGCGATTGGAGGACTGCATTTATGCTTGCGCCTAGCATGAATGAAAGCTCACGCTCTTTCTCGTTAATGCCTTCGATTGTCGAGAGGAACCCTGCGCATGACTTCAATATCCCGCGTAACAGCGCCGCATCAGCCTTTGCCTGCTCAAGCTCTGCCAGCAGCTTGAGGATTGCGGCGGGGTTGGTGGCTGCGATGAAATTAGCGTTCTTTCGATTGTCATCGCGATTACCGTTACCGCGTATCTGAATTTCGATGCCGAGCCTGTCGTCGGTTTCTGGCGCGTAGACACGCGGCGAGTTGGCATGGTTGCTTTTCCTCCACGGCCCCGGTGTCGCAGCCTCTGCCAGCCGCTTCAGTTCTTTCAGATCGTCGCTCATTGGGTGCCGCCTTCCTTGCGCATACGACGATAGAAATGCTCGCAGCAAAAGCGCTTACCTCTCTTAGTCGCGCTGTTTTGGCTTGTTGTCAGCCCGAGTTCCATCATTATTTGAGTCAACGTATGACCGCAGTGATACCCGGCAATTCGTTTTAGAACACCCTCCGCAAGAAGAGTGCGGTAGTCATTAGTGCCAAAACTTGTGTTTTCAAAGGCGGCTGAAATTTGCTCCGTGCTCAGTTCGTATTGATTTTGTTTAGCCATTGGCGCAACTGATGAAACACGTATCATCTGTAATTTTCCATCAGTATGGTTGGCATATGCGTACCGTAGAGCATCGCCGATTGTCGGTGTACCCCATGATTTCGTTTTTTCTGATTTGCCAGTTGCGGTGTAGTTGGCATCATCCTCGCTTTTGAAAATTACGCCTTCCTCGCCATTTGGCGACAGCACTGCAAAGAACTCAGGTTGCACTGCTACAGCTTGCGCATCGGCAGGAGTTGTTCCGTTCATCCGCTTAAAGCCAGCGTCAAGCAATGTCTTTTGAATCTTTGCGATTTGCTCGGCAGTAAATCTATTACTCGGCGCGACTGCTTGCGCATCAGCCTTTGCCTGCTCAAGCTCTGCGGATGGTGCGCGACGGTTCCACTGCTCAACTAATAGTTCTCGTTTATACCTGCTAGCGAATGAGGCTGTGCAGCCCAAACAGTCGATTGAATAAACGGTGTCGCTATGATGCAAATATCCAATTCCTGCGCCGGGATGCGCAGCGAGTTTTACGTCTTCGCTACCGCAAAACGGGCAGGGCTTCAGTTCCTTCAGATCGTCGCTCATTACAACTTACCTCCACGTGCAAGCCGCTTTAGGATGCTGTAACGCTGCGACATAAGATCGGAAACATCACTCTTCCCGTTCTCAGCAAGCTCTTCATTCAACTCTCCATTTAGAGTGTCTAACCAAAGGTCTAGCGCCATTTCATCTGGCATCAGCTCGTCGCTCATTTGCGCACCTCGGCTTTCAGGGCGCGGATGGGATCCGCTACATTTTGGCCGTCTGAATAGCGGCTTCGTTCTGCGGCTCTAGCTCCAACAATTGCCGCCTCTTCCAGCGCCGCATTGCGGATTGCTGTACTGTCGGCTGGGCGGGTGTAGAGCGTGCGGCGCTGGTCAACTGGCGTGCGGTCGTATTCAACTTTATCAACGTCAAACCAAAAATCGCGACGGCTAAATGACCTCTGCTGATACACAGCTTGCGCATCGGCCTGCGCTGGCTCCTGCGGTGCGACTGCGATCTGCATTGTTGTCATGTCATCCAGTAATATTAACAGTTGTGGGCCGTCTACAAGAACTTCCCCGTTGTAGATACCAGCTTTGTAAGCTGCGTTGGCAATAGCTTGCATAAGCGCCTTTACCTGCGTAATTAACTCAGTAAGTGTTCGGTTTCTAGGCTCGACGTTTAAAACTATGTCCAGCTCTTCAAGCCTTGACGAGTCGATGCAAACGTGTGGAGTGCCATGATGCGGACAGCCTTCGTCTTCGCATAATTCAGGTTCCCGCGTGTTTTGTGAAGCGGCGAGAATGGCTCGGGCGAAAATGTTAACCTCGTCGCCTACATCCTTTGCCTCGATTATGGATGCATTCCAGATTGCGCTAATCTGCTCATCCGTCAGCACCTGCGGCGTCAACTGCACTGCGGCGTAAACACCCTCCAAAGCGTTAGCCCATTCGAACATTTTGGACTTTGAAATCTCAACATGATCCGCCCACATCGGGTCTTCAGAGATGCCACGCAATTCGACGGCCACACGGTTGATAACGTCATCTGCGACAGGTCCGGCAATTGTTTTCTCTGACTCCTGCGTTTTCGTCTGGCTTTTCCGTTTGTTGCAATTATTGCAGCGACGTTCACTTACCTGATCCCCGAAGTAATGGAAATCGTGAGTGCATGTTTGCGCTGGCTCTCGTAATATGTCGGCATCTTTGAGCTCAGCCAAAGCCGCCGTTTGCTTTTGATGCCAATCATAGAAGTCTTGCATTGCATACAGTGCGTATGACTCCGCGCTATCTTCGTCCGCGAAGTCCATACCGATGTAGTTGCGAATGATGTCCTTCATCTTCATTTCAGGCGGCATCGGAACCTTGCCAATCAGAACGCGCTCACCATTTGGCTTCTCGCCAAGCGCGTCGATCATTTCGGGGAAATTTTCATCAGCCATGTCATACGTTTGTTCTTTGTTTGTCATTATTTACTCCTGATGTTGGTCGATCAAAACGGGCAATCGCCCTTTACTGGTGCAGCCACTTCGAACGGCATGTCGCTATCTTTCACGCCTTGCCGCTTCAACTGGTTGTACGGCCCTCGCGGGTTGTTGTCGCAGAACGGGTGCGTGGTGCGATGCGGATACGTGCCGTCTTTTCCCACTACGTTGCGGCAATAACACAAACCCCGTCGATTGTATTCCCGGCCTTCTAGTCGCCACCCCGATACTGTGTTGCACACTTCGCACGCTGGTGGCCTGACGTATTCGTCGGGGTGCCGTTTACTGACTCGGCGATGGCGACATGCGCTATTTTTGCAGCGCACTGAGTAGGTCATGACTGCTGCCGCACACCCTTAATAGCAACCGCGTGATCGACTGCGTGAAGGGGATACTTTCGCAAGACTTTGGGGTCATTCGTTAAATACAATATCCCCGCATCGGGTTCAAATTTGAAACCTGATGCGTGAAAGAGGTCATCATCACATACCTGCTCACAATCATAAGCAACCATTAGCGCCTCTGCGTTACGCGTCTTGCCGCAACCTTGCGGGCCGTACACTATTACGGATTTTTTCATTTGCGACTCCTGTTAGGTTTGGTGTTGGTGCAACTACAGGACGACATTCCTTTAGACCCCGTGCGGAAGAACTGCGATGAGTGCGCACGGGTTTGCGCAGTTTGCAACTTCATAGTTGCACCAACATAGAAGCGGGCCGGGCTTGATTCCGGCTAGTGCGGGACAGCCTCTCGGGTCTAGGACCGTTCCCGCGACATGGCAGACGAGGCGCGCCTCTGCCATTCCCACTTAGGTCTGCGTGTCCTTCCACGCCGCCGCTTCTATGTTGGCCCTGCGCTCTCTTACCCGGCGCAGGTTTAGGTGGTACTAACGTGCTTGACAAAGAATTTAAGCGTATCTTACGATAACTTAAATTCTTTGTCAAGCACTTTTAACCGGTCATGTTGCCGGTGTTACCCGAACCGGTTTGTACGCCGCCGTGGATATGATTGTTCACGCTGCCATTTGGCACGATGACGTCTGGCGCAGTGATCGGGCTAGCAAACGTGAAGTTGCCCGAACCCGTCGCAGTGCCGCTTACTGACTTACTAAACACGGTCGGGGCGTTGACAACTAACTGTGACGCGTTGACCGTTGTTGTACTTGCCGACGTGGTGGCGATTGTCGATCCGGCCTGCAACGTCAGTGAACCCCCCGCATTGAGCGCAATGTTGCCTGTCGCGTTCAGGTTGATATTGCCCGGCGAGACAATGTTAATACCTGCCGCGCTAGCAAGAAACTGAACGTACTGTGTCGGTGCGCCGTTCAAGAAGCCGCCGAGGTACAGTCCGTCAGCGGTGCTGAATACGCGGTCGGTGGACGCCGGGCTAGGCTGCAACGTGCTCTTGATCGTGGTGATGTCTTTCTGCGCGTACAGTGCTACGCCGATGTCCCCGACCACTGGGTCTAAGATGATCGCAGATACGCCACCCTGCATGCGCATGTAGGGCACGTTGTATGCTGGGCTTTGATCGAGCACGATGCTGTTCGTGTCTACGTCCAGAACCATTGGCTGCACAGTGACAAACCCGACACGATCCGATACCGGATTGACTGCCTGCACATGTACCAGTTCTGCGGTGTTGATCGTGCCGCGCAGCAACGACAAGATGACGTATTCTTGTGAACGGTCCTCATCAAACTGCGATTCGAACGAGAAACTAAATGGGGTGTTGCTCACGGTTCGCGCCCCTCTAACTCGGAAACACGGAAGCGAAGCGCAAGTACTTCGTCGGACAAGTCCAAGACACAGCGCACAAGAAAATGCGCATTGATAGGCAACCCCGGCCCCCGTTGCCCGCCGTCCGCATCGGGACGCAGACTTTGTTCTATAGCTGACAAACGCTCATAGGTTTCGTATTGGATCATTTTGCACTCTCCCGTTTAATGGTGACGCTAGACTTCTTTTCAGTAACGACACGGTAATCAACCCACTCGCCGTTTTCTTTCAGCATGCACGATACGCGGGGTGATATGAAAGCTTCGCGTCCGGTGAGTTTGCTTAGTTCGATACATGCGGGGCGCTCCATGAGAAAGTATATTCCTGCTCTGCAAACAAAAACGCCAAGTGCCACTAGTCCGATAAGCAGCGCGACTGCGCTCATTGCGATGAATCCGCAAACAAAAGCCTCTTTAATCTCGCGTGCGGTGTCATTCATGTTTGTTCTCCTGTTAGTTATTACTCTTTGCACCATAGCTGTTTGCCGCGATGGCCGTATTCCACTGCCCGCCGGGCAGATTGATGTCCAATTGATGCGACAACACGGCAGCGACCCAATTAGTGCGGTTGACAAAATCAAACGTCGTTTCTACATCAAGCGCTATGCCGGGGCGCAGTAAGGGGTTGAATATTGTTGTAATACTTAACCCGCTCGTGCTGTACACCGGGGCATATTGCAAACCCGTATCAACCGCAATGCGTACCGCGTCTGTGTCACTCGGCGCACCCGCTAACCGGATTACGACCTGCTGCAAATTGACAAACCATGTCAGATCAGGGTATTGCGACATTAGCGCGTTGATTTGTTCCAACGGCGAGCCTGTTACGCGGGGGTTCGTCAGGGAATAGACCGGCACCGATGCCGAATACACCACAGCGAACCCTGCTTGACCGGCAATGTCTGCTAGTGCATCTGACAATGTGACTGGCCCCGGATTTGAATAAGGTGCTACAGGGGTATTCATCAACGGCATAGCGGCGTTGCTGTCAATGACCAGCTTCACCTGCGGCATCGTTGACGCGTCTACTGCAGACCACATGATAACGCCCTGAAAGAACGGGATGTACTGCATTCCGTTCCACACATCGATTGCGACCGTATCAGCGTTCTGCGGCGTCATGACCTCTAGCCACAACCGCGCTATTTGATTCATGTCTTGTTGCGCTACGCCAAAGATTTCAATATGCGCATTGCCGTACTGCTTACCACCTTGCCGCACCTGAAGACGCATGCGGTTTTGCGTGTAGACGTAGGTGTACGTTTGCGCCGCACCTTGCGCGTTGTTGCGCGTCACGGATACCGTGACGCGTGCCGCACGTTCAGCGAATTGTTGAAATGTACCTGTCATGATCAGCCCAGTTTAACCGCTAGCCACGACAGGAGCAAATAGCCGAAAAGCGCTAATGTCAGGTCAGACATGCCTTGTAAGAACTTCTTCATTATTCAACCCCCGGTTGATCGAGCATCCAATTGATCCAAGCAAGGCGGATCAGCCTACGCTGGCGCTTCGGTCCCGCCCAAAGCGCGAATGTGTTGCACTCCCAGATTGCGGCGTGCTCTTTAATTCGGAAAGCGGCGTCATGGTACTCAATATCGCTGTAAGGCACGGCCTGACGCTCAACAACTTGTGCAAGTACGAAAGAAACGGGGCGATCATCGCCGCTTTCGATCAGTTCTCTCGCAGCAACTAGCAACTCTCGCTCAACCTTATTCAGTGCCATGACATTCACTCCATCTCTGGTTGATCGAGCATCCAATCTATCCAAGCCAGACGGTCTTGCTTGACACCACGTTGAGCATCATAACCATTTGCGCGCTGCCAGCTGTCGAGTGCTATATGCGGCGCTAGCGCTTTGCTAATATAGCGTTCGAGGCGCTTCGCTGCATCCATGTAGTAATATCTGCGACGACTGGTAGCGTTCTGTATTGCGTGGCAAATGTAGAATTCTTCACCGCTTTCGATCAGTTCTCTCGCAGCAACTAGCAACTCCCGCTCAATCTTATTCAACGCCATAACGTTCTCCTGTTGTAAGTGTGTAGCTATCTTACGAAAACGTAACGGCAATGTCAAGCTATTTAACGCACAGCGCTGTTGCGATTTTGTGGTCCGGTCAGGCGTTGTATCCCGTTGACGAATTCGCCGGGGTTGTTCGCCTGCACGGTCACGCTCTGGATGCTGATTGAAGTGCCTGCCGGGGCTGCGCCAGCCGAATCCGGGCCGTTGTACCCGCTGGATAACTTGTCAGCTAGCTGTCCGCGACGGATCGATTCGGACAAGTTGCCGTGTACCTCGAACGTGTCGGAGAAAGACTTGCCGAGTTGTTGCGCGCCACCACCCACGCCTAGCGACTTGCGCAGTAACCCGGACTCGTAAGGGTTAGAGAACAGGAAATCAAGTTGCTGGTCGATTGTTCCGCCATCAGGACGAACTCCATACTTCGACAAGAAAGCGTCAGAGCGCGCACCACGCCATTGGAACAGACCGCGTGCGCCGCTGCCTCCGCCTTCGGCGTTGAAGTTACTCAATTTCCCGCCCGATTCACTCATCGCATTAGCTGCGACTGCTGCGGCTTGCGGCACAGTCAGCCCGTATTTTGTGATCAGCTTGGTCATCAGGTCTTGCGAACTGACCGTGCCGCCAGCGCCAGTTGTAGCTGTGCTGGGGGTGGCTGCGGGTTTGTTCAATCCGAACAGGTTAGCGATAGGCGCGGGGCCTTCGCTACGCGCTTTATCGACAAGCTTACGCCAAGAGTCGAGGAGCGACCCGAAGCCCTTTTCCACATTTTCGCCAATGCTGTTCAGCACCCCGCTAGGACCATTTGGGTTGACGTTGACCTCGCCTTTAGTAAGTGCGTCAGTTGCTTTTTTTATAACGCCCACTACATTCGAAACAATGTACGCGAGTACGTCGAGCCATTCGCCCAATTGTGTCAGCGCCTTGATATAGATATCAGTCGCCGTGGGCAGTTCCTCGCGCATGACTTTGATGAAGCCGTCTAGACCCCCACCAGCAGCCATGATACGGTCAACAAATGCTGACACTTCCTTTGCACCTTTGCTTGTCCAATCCGCGAAGCCTTGTATTGCGGGCTGTAGTATCGTCGCTAGCGAATTTGCAACGTTAATCGCCGAATTTTCAACCGCCGACATCGCGTCAGCGACGGCGGCCATTGCTTTTTTGTTCTCTTCAGCAGCTTCAGCAAGTGACTTAGTGTATGCGGCGCGGGCATCCGTTTCCGACTTGATCATCAGAATCAAGTCCGGAGATACGCCCTGCGCAGATAGACCTGACTCGATCTGCCGCTGTTGCGCGGGACTCGAAGCGCGGTACATGTGCTGCGCTTGCTCTAAAATATCCGCAATAGGCGTATCCGCACCCGCACGAATGCCCATACGCGAAAACGCGGCGAGAGTCGGCGCATTGCCGGTGATGTTAAACTGTTGCTGTTCTCGCGCAAGGTCAGCTATGGCCTGCGCGCCGCTGGACGCGTCAGCGCCAAGACGCCGGGCTGTGCTGCCCCATGCCTGCATTTCTCGGTTAGACAAGTTAGTCGAAACTGCGGCGCGGCGCAGGTTCGTTTCCATGCCCGCCAAAGACACCACAGCGCCGACTAGCCCGGCTACTGAGCCGACGCCGAGCACACTCGCCAAGGACAACGACAAGCCTTTCAGCGCATTAGTTAGCGTTTTGGTTTCGCTAGTCGATTGCTTGGTGCGCTTGATCTGCTCTTTTTCGCGCTTGCTGCGCTTGTCATCTTCTTTGACGCGTTTCTTCTCAGTCTTTTCAACCTGTTGATCGACTTGCTTATCTGCTTTTTTGAACTCAGCATCGTCCAGCGTGAGCTTAACGACAAGTTCGTCCACCACGTTTCCGTTATCAGCCATGATCAACTCGTAATGAAGGCAGCGGCGTTCACCAGCGCTTGCTGCGCGGCAGTCACTGCGGTAGTGAATACTTGACCAATCTGTGCGACTGGATTGCTTTTTGCTGACAGCGTGTTTTGATAACTGCCGTCGCTGGACGTAATTTGTGGCACTTCAGTAAACAGGATATTCAAGTAGGTCAAGTTCGAACCACGATCCGGGCGCACGTCAATTGACATGCTAGCGATCGTAAAATCAACAAAAACGCCAACGGGCGATATCAATGTGTACAGTTGCGTAGGGTTCAACGCTTCCTGTTGACGGATCGCAGTGAACCACGCAAACCGGGCCACGTCTGATCCAGTTTTGATCATAGTGACGTTAATCGTTTGAGGGCGCTTGACTTTGTTGTAAGGCTGAAACGCGCCTTGCTCTTGCGGATAGTCTGAAAGTTGCGTTTCGTATTTCGGGGAGAATTCCCCCCACGAGGACGGTATCGTCAGCGGTATAAACGTGTCACTTGCTACGATCGCATAGATCGGCGTAGGCGGGTTGACGTTTGGCAACGCTGACGCAACGAGCGCTAGCGCGTTTAACGCATTAACTGACGGTACGGTAGCCATGCTAGGCGTAAATGTTCAACATTGCGAAAGCAGCTAACAACTCGCCCAAGGTTGACAGCTCGCGGATATCGGTTCGCAACAATGGTCGAAATGCTTCTGGGTGCTTCGGATCGGGCGCAATCTGCACAGACTGCAATGCGTCAGTGACCAGCGTATGCACGGCTTGGGGCTGCGACCCTTGCAAGATATGCATAATGATATCAATTTGCGGCGCGCCCTTCGGGGCTGATTGCACCTTCGCCAGCAAGTCCTCGTAACTTTCGACGCGCAACGCAGAAACTAAGCGCACCACAAAGTCGGCCTTGGCTACTACGTCCAATTCTGTGATACGAAAAGCTTTTCCCGCATCACGGCCTTTAGTTCCGTACACCGTGGTGGTTTTGATTTCGTCTAGTGGGTTCATGTCGCGCCTTTGGGTTTCGTGTTGGCTTTCCATTCTCGGATAGCTTCCACATTAGTTAATTCTACTAGGTTAAACGCGTCTTCGGTACTCAGAACGGTTTCCAATTCGACGTAAGAAGCATGCCCGGATTGTAGCACCGCAGCCAAGAAGGGCGAACAAAACGTCACAGCGATGTCAGAAACTCCCGCTAGGATCGCTTCGGCGCGCATGGTAACGGGTGTTTCCAGTAACTCCCGTTCAAACAGAAAATCAACATGCAACAGTAGCGCGACTTGCTGCAATTTCGCCACGTTGCGCCAATCCCGCAAGTCGCGCCGGATATCAAACGCGCTTCCGTCTGTGTGCGTAGCGCGCACAAACCCGAACAGCAAGTGCAATCCTTCCTCACCAAGCGCGGCAAGCTCTTTTTGGTAACGAAGGGCTAACGACACAATCCCCCCGGTAGTATCGCCATCAAAACGCTGAATGATGCGCCGGGCTAATCGGTCGGCGGCCAAGGCGGGCAACTCGGTTAGCTGTACCGTTCTGCCTGCGTCCCGCCCTTCTAGCTCAAATGTTCGTGTCTTAATCATTGCATAAAAATGTGTGCGATGTAGCCCAACACTAAGCCTAGCGCGGCTCTGACGACGACAGCGTACATAACTTCAACGACGCTACGGCCTGCGTCAACTGCTACGTGCTGCGCAAACAAGAAGCGAAACCCAAGAGCTACGCACCCCGCAATCAAAGGATCGACGGAAACGGGGTAAAACGGCACCACAAACCATTTGAGATAAAGTGTCAATACCGTGCCGTAGGTAACTACGAAAAGGCCACACACCGCGCCTACGTCGAGCAATTCACTAGCGATATACTTAATTCGTGTTTTTGTGGTCGTGTTCATTTGTTTAGCTCCTGTTCAAGAAATCAACGTCTTCGATTTCACCGGGCGCTAATGCATTCATTGAATCACGTAGCCAACTAACGCGGTTGTAATACGTCTTGTCGCTATAGCCGTTAAGCTCGTCTGGGCCGGTATTTTTCATTTCTAGATATTCATCCAGTAAATCAACGAATTTCATTTGTTTAGCTCCTGTTGTGGTTTATGCGCAATAACGAGGAAAATCCAACACAAACGACTTGCAAATTTCTTGCGCTACTTCGCTGTGGGCGCTGCTGGCATCTGCTGCGACCATTTCTACAAAGCGCCACAGTAAATCGTCTTCGCATCCGTGTGCCGCCTCAGGGTCACCGTTACCGATTAGCGCTATCTTCGCCACTTCCATGTGCGCCTCTTCAATTGTAAGTTGTTCCATATTTAGCTCCTGTTGTGTTGTATGTAGTAACTATAAGTTAAATAAAACGTAAAGTCAACAGGTAAAAAAAGAGCCGGGCGAACCCGGCTAAATGCCAAACGCTTGGTAGCGCAGGCGATCCCACATCAGGAGGAAACGGAATGCTAAAAGACAGTCCAAGCATAGCACAAGTTGCGCTAAGTGCAAGGTTTAACTATCCCCATACAACAGCAAGTAGCGCGAACCGAACCCGGTATAAACGGGGTCCGTAATGCCTTGCAGGTCGGCAAACGCCAGTAGTTGCGGCAAGCCCAGATAACGGTTCGGGTTGATATCGGTGCGGTCGAGGCACAAACGCCCCAGCGCAACGGATACACCATCGTAAATCACATCAGCAAACAACCCGTAATCGGTCGTCGTCAGCGTAATCTGCGCCGCTGCGCCATCCAGAATCGCCGTGATGGTCTGGTTAGGTGTGGCAGATAACGGAATAACGACTTGTGTCATAGCAGCACCTGCGAAGAATTGCCGCTGATGTCGGTGGTGGTAATTGCCCCGGAAACCGTGCGGTTAGCAAATGTGAAATCGGCGGTAGCTTGCACTACGTCCGAAACTTTCAAGGCCTGTGTCGTGAACGAGTTTTGTACAAGTGTGAGGTTGGGTGCTTGCCCGAGAATATTGCTGTAGCGTATTCCTTGCGTCGTGTCGTAGTAAAGCTCTCCGTACCATGTCAGGCAGCGCGTAGCTACGTCCTGCGCCATGCGTATTGCCGGACCTGTCGAGTCGCCCGGCGTAGCGTCGCCCACCGTTGCCCAATTGCCGTATTGGTCAACGGTTAAATCCCATAGCGAATAATCAAGTGCAACAGTATCCATGCGCTGATTGTGCCAAAGAACGGCGCGCATGTCACGTGTGGCGCGATAACGTGTAGTTGCTGTAAAGAAAGGTACGGAGGGACGGAGTACGGAGGAAGGTTTTTGAGACCCTGTACACTTTGCGAAAGTAGTAATAAGTACCCTACTTATTACTACTTTCTTCATCCAGTGCTTATATAGTAACTCTGTATTCTCCTTCTGTATTTATTATATATTATTAATATTTTATTTAACTACTATACTAAGAAACAGCTACAGAATGCGGGTTGTAGGCTTATTCAAAAGTACGGAGGGAGATAGTTGTCAAA